GAAACACTTTGGAGTTGAATGATGAGCGGTGGACACTTTCAATATAAACAATGGGAAATCGGCAATATCGCTGATGAAGTTGAGCAATTGATTATCGACAACGATAGCGAAGAAGTAAACGAATATGGCGACCGTCGAGGTTATCACTTTACACCAGAGACTATCGCAGAATTTAAAAAAGGACTTCTAATCCTGCGCCAAGCCCACATTTATACTCAACGTATTGATTGGCTGGTAAGCGGTGATGACGCTGAGGATTCATTTCATCGGCGCCTTAAACATGATTTGGAGAAACTGGGATAAAACAACATTTCGGAGTTGAAGAATGACCAAAGATATTACACTTACCGGATTAACTGCAAAGCAAGTAATTTTGCTAAATGAAATGTGGTCTAAAGACACACAAGAAGAGTTTGATGAATGGAAAGAAACATTGACGTTATCTAATCTTAAACAAGTTATATTGTTAAGTGAATTAGTCAATTTAGAAATTCTTGACCAACAAGTAACAGATTATTCAATGGCTAAAAAACTAATTGAGGAACTTAAATGGAAAAAGTAGAAAGTAAACTGTTGTGTAAAGATTGTAAACACAGCATGGTGTCCTTAGGTGATAAGATAGCAAGCACATTATTTTTTGCTACTTTACCCAGGTCTAGTTACAAATGCAAACTATCATATAAAGAAAACGTAATTGAGTATGATCCTGTAATAGGCCCTAAAAAGGTAGAGGCTCATTACGAATCATGTGGTGTCTACAGGATACGTGAAAGTGACTGCGGTCCTAATGGTAATCACTGGACACCTAAACACAAAAAAGATTTATTTTTAGCAATCACAAGGGGAGTAGTGAATGAGTGAACTAATCGCAAAGCCAGTGGTAAAGAATCAGTTTTGGATTGTTACTGATGGTGAAAAGAAGGTTGGCAATGTAACTGCTAACCATCAAGGTTATGGGGTACAACTCAACGGTACTTTTATTCAGTTTGATAACACCGAACAGATTAAAAAGTCTACCAAAATTAGATTTGAACCCTTGAAGTCTAACAATACTAAGGCAGAAATGCCCTATCCAGAATATCCCACAACTGCTAAGGTATATAACTCAGTTTTTAATATCAAACGTGGACTACATTTATACACTAAATCTAAGAAAAGCAAGTGCAATCATGTTGCAGGTTGGTTTGTTATTGAACAAAACGGTGTAAATCAGGTAGTTTTTTGCCCTAAATACATCTTTATCCAGCGTTATCCTTATAAAGGACCGTATAAAACCGAAACAGACGCACAGAATGAGATAAATATATAGAGATTATGATGATTCAAATTAAGCGTTTCGTAGATAAGGTATCGCTTGTCGAATCAAAACAAGGTAAGGATGTTGTTTTGCCGATAAGTGAAGCCAGAGGGCTACGTGACGAGATTGCTAAATTGTTAGCAGACTTGACTTCTTTTAATAAAGAGGAAAAAGAAAATAAAGTAAACGAGATTATTGAGGTACAGATTAAAGGCGGGTCTTTCAAATGAGCAGAACACAACCAAAAGTTTTATTAGAGTATGTAGAAAAAACTACGTACAAGTGTGACCAAATTGTAGAGGCGTCTGGTATCTGGGCTGTGTTCTATGAAGACCAACCTATTAATCTAAAGTCTTCTCACTACCTGCACAATGATTCTGCTCCCAAATATAAAAAGACTAGTTTTAGTAATCCAGGTCATGCACGAAACCTATGTCGTAAATTGAATGCACAGTTCAAAACAGATAAGTTTACAGTAGTCTTTATGAATTCGGGGCGCACTGTGTATCCCGATGACTTATCACAAATCTAAACACCAAATCACTAAAGCCATATTGGCCGAACTACCACATACGTCTTGGCATGAATTGCCTTTAGATGATGTGGTTTTTCGTTGGTGGGTCACAGGCAGAGGTGGTGAAGGATTACGATTATCTGAAGAGGGGATCGGTGCCTTTGTTCAAGCAAAGATTGAATATTATGAATTCCCACTGGGAAGTTTATGGAACAAAAAAGATAAGTTCTTAAAACCAGAATTGATTACACATGAACTATCTAAGAAAATTAAGTGCCCATTTTATTTGGGTGTAAATAAAGATGGGGACAAAAAAGGTCCTTATGTTAGAATCTTTGACAGTAAAATTGCAATGGTTGTAACATTATACGGCAACATAAGAGACTATTTAAATTCTATCAGATAGGAGTATATCATGGATAAGAAAGAAAGCAAACCAAACCCAATAGCAGAAATTCTTGCAAAGAAAAAAGCAAAACAAGTATTTCAAATCAACCAAGCAGGTGGCAAACCTGTTCCCAAAGCAAGCAAGGGCTTTGGTGGAGCCAATGTAGTACGTAGAACAGGCCGTGGTGGATAATGGGTTAAATAGTGTTTGTCAAAGTCAACGAAAATGACTTGACAGGCGTTGTATATATAACAGAGAATAATTCTGTTATTAACTTAAAGGAAATCCAAATGAAAACTCTAGTAACATTACTTGCAACATTGGTAACAGTAAGTGCATTTGCCACAGAACCTGCACCAGCAGCCGCTCCTGCTCAAGCACCAGCAAAAGAAATGAAGTTGGCTAAGAAGGTGGACCACACTAAAAGTCAGCCTGCTAAAAGCAAGGCCAAACATAAAGATACCAAGAAAGCCGAAACTCCTAAGAAGTAATCCATTTAGGTTATCACTTCTTAATTTGGGAGATGAAAAAGGTTTTCAATATGATGATGAAGACTTCATTATTGATCGCCGAAGATTAGACCATGTTAAGAGTGAATTTATCGAAATAAGTGACTACGCTAAATTCAGATTATTTTTAGCAAGGACATTGGCATTAAAGAAGTACAATGAGAAATGGGGATAATACCCCATTTCTTTTTGAAAAAGTCCTTGACATGGACTAAATATTAATGTAGAATCATTCTACAGAACACACATACACAGGAGATTAATATGTTCAAAACTATCGCACATACCGCCATTGATGCGGTTCAAACATCTAAGAAATTGGCAGTTGATGCCACATTAGAAAAAACTAGCCCAGAATTAGCAAAAGCACTTAACAAGTTTGTAGACTTGCAAACTACCTACACCAAAGAAGCCTTTGATGCCACAGTTAAAGTTGGCACTGACATTGGCGATCTATTGATGGATAAGTCTTTTTATCAAAAGTCATTTGATGCTATTCAATCACAAATGAAAGCATTCTTACCTGTAAAGGGGTAAGCAATGAATAAAATCATAGATTTTTTAGTGTCAATATTTGACAGCAAATATTCAGCGTTAGAAGATTATATCAATAGTCGTAATCCACAGACTGCGGCTGATGTTGAAGTTCTAACACGTGAATTCAATAATAAAATGACCTTTAATAGAATGGTATAAATTATGTACAATTTATATGAATTCTATCAAGCCATTCGATATATCATTGAATGGTCAAAGGAACAGTATGAGGTACATCCATGAATAAATTGAATTGGTGGCCTTATACTGATGAAGAATGGGAGTATCTAAACAATCCTCCCAAACAACAACCCAAGCAACTAGAGGAGAAATAAATGGCTGTTCTTGGCTTACTATGCGTTACTAATATCGTTGTGCCAATGGCACTTGTTATGGTTGACGAGTACAATACTTATAAAAGGAAGTAAAATGAGCGATAAAGATTGGGCACCAAAAGTGCCAGAAGTAAAGTTTAACAAAAATGGCTACGAGATTCGTGCTGACATTTTAGCAATGGCTAAGGATATGGTACAGCAAGAATATTCAACTAAGTTTGCTGGATGGGAACTAACAGCAAAACGTGACGAGAAGACTGGTCAATATGTTACTACGGTTGGTATGCCCGAGTTCCCGGGTCTTGAAAAGGTTCTTGAAACCGCTCAGAAAATGTATGAGTTTGTAAACCAAACAACTCAGTCATCTAAAAAGTAATTTTTACTTACTTAAACGAAAACGCCCAAATTGGGCGTTTTCCATTTGCATTTTAATCTAAAAAGTGCTACTATATCGATTGTGTAATACTTTTAAAGATTTATCATGTTCAAATATTTGGTATTGGCTTCTGCATTATTTTTAACAGCATGTGGGGGCGGTGGTGGTAGTTCACAAAGTTCAACTACTCCTGTAACTCCTGTAACCCAAAATTGCTACGTTGATTACACAGCAACATACCCAAGTTCATATTTAGGTGCACATGCAATACCAACCGCAAACGGAGTACTTCCAAACAGTTGGCAAAAATCAATTGATTTAAAAGACTACAGCCCTTATTGGGTATATTACAATGATCAAACAACAGGTGCCAATAAAATACATAACTGTACAGAAGACCAATATGCAGAGTTGATGTATACACAAGCATTAGACAAATTAAAGCAAGATGGTGTTACATTTACGTGGTTTACAAATTATGGATATTGGGATAGTGCATACGCAACTAATTTAACTATCAGTAAATATGCTATTCCTGAATACATGGTTCAATGGTTTGTGCAACAAGCAAAACAAAGAAACATCGATGTCTATTATTCATTTCAGATACAACCAACTGACAGCAATGGAAATGTTGTTTCACCTATTAATGGAAAAGTTGATCAGGCAACATTAACAAAGATTATGAATGGCTGGGATACTCAAGCAATTGAAATGGCAAAATTTTCACAAAGTGTTGGAATGAAAGGCATGATGATTGATTGGAGTGCGTATACTATAAACAATCTTAATGATCCTGTATTACACGAAATTTATGCAAACAGTTTAAGTTCAACCATTGACCATGTAAGACAGAATTTTTCTGGAACACTAGTATACGGACAAGAAGGTAGACCATGGAGTGATCCACGTATCATTGATAAAATCGATGTGATTCTATTTAGTTTTATGGGTGGTGGATTTAGCGCAAGTGATAACGCAAATCTTTCACCAGAAATTGTGCAAAGTTATATGACCAAACAATTGAATGATTTTTATAGTGCATATCATTGTTTAGGTGCTAGTACTGGATCAATCAATTGTGGTCCCAATGGCCCTTCAACTAAGCAAGTACCTATAATGTTTAATGCTGGAGTACAAAGTACTAATACATACTGGTTAAATGGTTGGGAAGAAGATGGCTTTTGTAATTCGTCTACTGCTAATGCAAGTATTGGAACTGGAACAAGTGTGTTGACGACAGGTGCAACAACCTCTAGTTGTGTAGAGTTGACATATGTTACAGATTTTTCAGCACAAGCAATAGGTGATGAAGGTATATTGCGAACAGTATTTCAACAAACACTATTCACAGTTTTTGGAGTTGATCTTGGTGGATATTGGTTAAGTGATACAATTGTTCCAAATTACGAAGGGTTTCCAAATATAAGTGCAAGTGTAAGAGGCAAGCCTGCAGAGGCTATTATTAAACATTGGTTTACAGGGAGTTAATATGCGTAAAGGTGAAATGATTACTGTTAAGAGTGAGGCTGGTAAGGGAATTAATTGCCCAATTGTTGATATAGAAACAAACAAGATTTGGGTTAGGTTTCCAACAGGGCAAGTGATTGAAATGACTTACAATATTAAGTCTAAGGTCTACTTAGGTAAAATGGCTAGATTAGAATTTACTGCTAGCCCAGATGATGTTTAAGGCTTGACAAACATAACGCAATATAGTATACTTTATATATTGTTAATTATAGGAGAATATTTATGGGATTTTATGCTAGTCGTGATGTTGAAGTAATGGAGTTGGCCAGCGAAGGTTACAACCCTTATAGTATTGCAACCATGTTAAATGTTCCTGTGATTGAAGTTTTTTCCATTCTCAATCGTGAAGACATGGACTATGAGGTATATGATCAGGAAGAGCCTGTGCCTTATAACGAGGATTATGCATGAACACCAATGAATTGAACACATTGATTAATCAAATCAATAATGCACTTGAGCGTATTGCCAATGGTACACCTGAGGATGTTAGCAAGACACTTAAAACTGTAGCCTCATTGTGCAATCATCAGGCTAAAAAAATTGATAGATACATCGAAGATGCAAAGGAAGAAGATTAATGGCAGCAATTTATAATGTTATAGCACGATCAGGATCAAGTAGTCCCCTAATACAAACTTTATTTTGGGAATTTGGTTTTAGTTGTGATAATGCTATTACACCAAACGTAGATAGAATTAAAAATGCAGTATTGGTTACATATGGATATGATTTATTTCCACATGTAATGACTAGCCATTTTCTTGAAATAGTATCAGATGCACATAGTTCTGGTAATAAAGATATATGGGATGGGTTTATCGTTCACTATAGTGGCACTGAAGAATGCAATAAACCAGAAGACATTACTCCTGAAAGTTGGGCTAAACACGTATATAATAGTATGAATTATATTATCGGGAGATATGATTTATTTAATGGTAGTGAAGAATCATTAATGAGACAAATTGAAGGATATAATGGTCCTAAATATATTATTAAACTGGAAGATATTTTAAATAATCCAGAAACAGTATTAAGTCAAATATCTGATATAACCCAAGAACCAATTCCTGCAGGATTATTAGAATATCACAAAAAATCCGTTGCAAATCAACAACTTAGACTTGCTCCCTATCTAGAGGCCTATCAAAAAATAGCTTGACTTTAATTCGGGTTTCATGTACAATAGAATCTTAGACAGTTGATTAAAGGAGTACACAATGGCTTTCGAAAAGATCGTTTTAGACAAAGTTGCTAAGGTTCTTAAAGATGACAACCGTGCAAGTTTTACTTGCGGTACTCTTTTTGTTGAGTGTTCAGAGGCTGAGGCACGCAAGGTGTTTCACAAACTGAGCAAAGATTATGGTCTTGGTAAGGTTCAAGTCAGTGGTCCTATAAATGCCCCTGAACTTCCCGAGTTTGCTTTTGATTTTGTTTGAGGATTAATCATGGCTCGCTATCAAAAACCTATCCCTCTTAATCACAACGCCGATGATGTTTGGGCCGCGGCAGTAGCCGCACAGCGTATCAATGGCAGTTATGTTAAACTGAGTGTTATTTCTGATTCCGATCCCGACCTGACTAAAAAGTCCAATCGTATGATTGTTCAGGAACTGTTGGCTGATACTACATGTATCACCGACGATGATCGTGAACAAGGTCTTAAGGTTCGTAGTTTCTTTCAGGGCTATACCTTCAAAGTACTTAAGGGTATTCGTTTGAGTGAGTTTGATAACACCTCAATGTTACTTGCAAACAGAGACACAATTGATAGTGCCTATGACATTGCAGTTATCGCAAGTTTGCCTTCAGTATATGATCGTGGCATCAAGCGCCAAACGGTAGAACAACGAGTTGCGTTTGCTACCGGTGGGTTTATTGGCAAGGTAAATGACAAGGTGTCTACTGCAATTGAAGTACTCAAGTCCGTGTACTCAATGAAGTGGAATACAAATTATATCACTGGTATTAATAGTGATGATCAGGTTGTGTTTTTTGCGTACAAGGAAGAACTGCCTGTAGGTAAGATGTTTGATATTTACGGTACTGTTAAAGCACATCGTGACAACAGCACCCAACTTAATCGTGTAAAGGTGATTGTATGAATTTCTTGACAGGCGTTATTGTAGGTATTATTGTTGCTACTGTAGGTTTTAGCGGTATCGCTAAAATGGCAGACAAAGGTGTAGACAAACTTAAAGAAGTTACTATTGAACAAACACGGTAATAGGATTATATAATGGCAGGCTATGATGCAGTATTAGAATTTCGTAGGCTTGAAAAAGCCATAGACGAACTTGGCTTTATGCTTTGCGCACCTAAAAATGGAAATTGGGAATCGAACGGTGATCGAGTTGCAATCAAACCCAAGGATCAAGACAGTTTGCCTATTTACAGTCGTGATGCTGAAGTGTTCGTAGGCACACTAGAACAACTTCAAACATGGATTCGTGGTGTATCCTGGGCCCGTGAATATGATATGATGCTAAGATTAAGTGACGATAAAAAACGACAACGCAAAGAGCAAGATGAACGCAATCGTCAATTGGTAAGAATTTTAAAGAACGAAAAAGTAAGGGATATGGAATTTTAAAGAACGAAAAAGTAAGGGATATGGAATGAGTGCAAGTTGGATCAATAAATTAAACGAGAGTGACAGCCGTCTACACAAGGAAGATGTTATTCGTCAGGCGCTTGAGGCAAGTGTCCTTGGTAGCAATAATGCTATTAATTTTCTAACGCTTACCAAGGTTTGCTATAACCCATATGTCACGTTTGGTGTTCGTCAAGTCCCTGATACTATTGGCATTACCGATGCAGAAAATCCCTGGGATGATTTTAATCAACTGTTGAATGAGTTAGGTCAACGTGGGTTAACTGGTCATGCGGCACGTGATGCTATTCAGGAAATGGCTGAACGATTTGATAGTGATGAGTGGAATAATTTTTGTGCTCCTGTTATTCGCCGTGACTTACGTGCGGGTATTAGTGACAAGACCATTAACAAAATCTGTAAAAAGACTGATTACGAGATTCCTGTATTTGGTTGCCAACTTGCAACTAATAGCGAAGGTCGCCCTGAGATGAAGGGCATTAAACGTCTAGAACCTAAACTAGATGGTGTGCGTGTGTTGCTTATGGTTATTCCCAGTGACTTTGGTATCACTACTGTTTGCTATAGCCGTAATGGTAAAGTGTTTGAAAACTTTAGTCACATTGAAGAACAAATTCAATCTTCATTTACAAAGTTGTGTCGTGCGGCATACAAGGCTGATCAAGGTCGATTCTTAACTGAAGGCTTTGTACTTGATGGTGAAGTGATTGGCAACACATTCCAAGAACTTATGCGTCAGGCTCGCCGCAAAGAAAATGTACAGGCTAGTGACAGCGTATTCAATGTGTTTGATATTATTCCGTTGAGTGACTTCCGTCGAGGTTATTGGAACGCACAATTGAGTAAGCGTATTGATATCTTAGAATCAATTCGTAGTGTGACTGATACACTACCCAATGTTGAACTGTTGCCACATCTCATGGTCAACCTTGACACATATGAAGGCAAGGATCAATTAATGCGTTATGCTAAAGATCAAGTTAACGCAGGGTTTGAAGGCATTATGATTAAAGATGTAAGTGCGCCTTATGAATGTAAGCGTAATACATTTTGGATGAAGTGGAAGCCAACTATTACCGTTGACTTAGAAGTTATTGGTATTGAAGAAGGTACAGGACGCAATCAAGGTCGTCTTGGTGCATTGGTATGTAATGGTGTTGATGATGGTAAAGAAATTACAGTCAATGTTGGTAGCGGCTTTAGTGATGGTGACCGTGATGAATACTGGGCTAATAGCAATTTGATTATTGGTCGTACTGCTGAAATCTTATGTGACGTTATCACACAGAACCAAGACGGTACATACAGTTTGCGTTTCCCTCGATTTGTCCGTTTCCGTGACGATAAGTGATTTACAGTTATCAAAGTGCCAACGAACCATCGCTGATTTGCCACCAGTAGCATTACAATGTGGACATGACACAATTATTTATGCCAAATACTTGACAATAAATGAATTTGGTGCTATACTATAGTCATAGTAACAAAACAGGAGTTCAACATGAACGAACGAATCGCAAAACTATATGACCAAGCAACCATTTTAGAAGGCAATGGCGACTACGTGGCAGGTGAGTTGGATCCTGTAAAGTTTGCCGAGTTGATTGTGCGTGATACATTAGACCAAGTTGCTGAATTTAGTCGTCTAACAAAGGCATATCAAACACAAGGCATTGATCCAGAGATTGATGTTACCCGAGAAGTTTTGAAAAACTATGGGTTTACAAGATTTCCCAGGAGTTGAAGAATGAATGAACGGATTAGGGAACTTGCTCAAAAGGCACAAGTAGGATCTGCTGAGTTTGGTAATGGTATCAACTACTTTGTCAGCACCGAAGAAACATTCAACAAGTTCGCCGAGTTGATTGTCAGAGACTGTTTAGACATTGCCTTTGAGGTTAGAGGAAAACCAGCAACTGATACACATTATGTTATTGGGTATGACCGTGCTTGTGAAAAAATGATTGACGCCATTAAAGAATCTTACGGAGTTGAAGAATGAAAGATCCTAATCAAGAATTCTACAACCGAATGGAAATGTATGTTAGAGATAGCAATCGCACATTGCGTAGGCTACGACGACCGACATTACCACAGGTAAATGTATGGGATGTTACCATGTCCGACGACGTGCTATATCAACAAGTATACGCAGAGGATGCGCCTTGCGTAGAAATATTCATGCCCAAAGATAGATTAGAAACTATTATCAACTATATCAAATATGCAGAATCTGAAATAGAAAAACACACAACTGATCGCCAGCTAATGGCTAGATATGAAAGAGATCGTGTAGTTAGACTAAACAATCCTGCTGTGGAAAAAGCCTATCAGCATTACTGTACACTATTGGAGTTGTGCCGCACATGATGCCGCTACATAACGATCTAGTACTTGATCACGAATATACTGTAGTAGAAATTAATGATCGTACACTTGTACATGATTGGCTAGTAGAGTCATTTGGAAATCCAGGTACTCGTTGGTTTTACAATGGGAATAAAATCTATTTCAGAGATGAACGAGATTGGATGTGGTTTGAATTGAGAACATGATATGGCAATAACACACGAACGAGAAGAAATACAACTAGCTATGCAACTCAAACAAGAGGGTTGGATACATGACATTACTGATCTATCAGTTATGGAATGCCGAGAGCGTGCCATGTGGTGTAGAGATACCTTTGGTCCTAGATATTCACAACTATATCCTGATGCTTGGGCTGGCAAATGGTTTGGTGCTGAGTTGCCATTCCAATCAGGCGGAGTCAGTGTTAATAGACAATTTGTCTTCATGTTTCGTGATGAAAAGTTACACACAATATACAAGATGATGTGGCCAGAATGAAAAAACTATTATTACTCTTATTATTTTGTGCAACCGCACACGCTGAACAAGGTAGCTTTGCCTTGTATGATTACGAACGCGGTGAATACCAAGTTGCATATGATGTAGATGAACAACGTCCAATTGCCAGTATCAGCAAACTGTTTACAGCCAATACAATCCTACGTAGTGGTGTAGAACTAGATGAAAAGGTCCGTGTACAAGGCAAGAGCTCAGGGCATTTCCCTAATGGCATGATGGTTACTAGACATAATCTAATGCAGGCCATGTTAATCTCTAGCGATAATCGTGCGGCTGAAACACTGGCCAATACGTATCCTGGTGGCTTTAACAAGTTCATAGAAGATACTAATGATTATATTCGTGGTCGTGGCTTACTACACACATACATCGAAGAGCCCACAGGCCTAAGTCGCAACAATGTAAGCACAGCTTCAGAGCTAGTTAGTTTCATTGGAACTATTAGAGGCAATCAAGCATTGCGTAACTATGCAGATGATAAGACAGCAGAGATCTTTGTACCTAAAGGTAAAAAATATATTCATGTTAGACTGCACAATACTAATCCTAGCATCTTTAAGTTTGATAACATTTTAATTAGTAAGACAGGCTTTACCAATCCCGCAGGCCGTTGTGTAGTCATGCTAGTTGAAAAAGAACATAGGGAATATGGTATCATTGTGCTAGGACAAAAGAATGTTAAACAGCGTAGTGAGATAGCCAACGAATTGATTACAGCACAACCTTTGCCTCCAAAGCCAGTACAGGTAGAACGTAAGGATCCGATTATATTTGATATGCCCTTATGACTATATTGCCATTACCAAACGGAGACTTTACTACTGTGGAGCATATTGAGCAACACGGCCCATTGACTGTAGTAGTTCATAGATTTAGAATGGGTGATGTAGAAGACCCAGACCTATATGCAGGTGAACCACTTTGGCAATGGCAAACGAGTGAAATGGGAAAATGGGTAATGGATAATGCTGTTCAAACTCCTAGCTGGCATAGAGCTCCCGATCCCAATACTCTTGGTTATGCTTATTCAATTCGAGCAGAACTTACGCCCAAAAACTATACCTATTGGTGGATCAAATGGGGGCACGAGCTTGACGCAAAGAGCAAGTTATAGTATAATAATTACATCTTAATTAGCAGAGATGTATCATGGCAGGATGGAATACAATTGAACGAATTCGACGTCTTGAAGTAGAAATTGATAAACTTGGATTCAAGTTCGCCAAGAGCAAACATAGTGATTGGTCTGAAGATCACGGAGCCTTGAGTCTCAAGCCAAAAGATCCAGATGCTTTGCCAATCTACAGTCGCGATGCTGAACTGTATATAGGTAGCGTGGAAGGATTAGAAACCTGGCTTCATGGTGTTCGATGGGCACGTGAATACGATATGATGCTTAAACTTTCTAATGACGAAAAACGTGCCACAGCTGAACAAAAAGAACGCAATCGTCAATTGATGCGAACACTTAAAGAAGGCAAACGAGTAGAAGGAATTGAAGAATGAACGAGCCAGAGTTAAACTATCGTGCTACCATCATCTGGGATAATATGACCACTGTAGTAGAGAACGGTGTCGAAGTATCTCGTGTGTATAAAGATAACAGTATACGGCTCGACCTGTTTAAACAACATTTCGGAGTTGAAGAATGAACGAACGAATTTATTTGTTAGCCCGACAAGCAGACGACCTTGCAAGGGCGATAGAACCCGACTTAAGAGAAATTGTTCGTTATCAACGTATCCGAGATGAAAAATTTGCCGAGTTGATTGTGCGTGACATTCACGCTCAAATTGATGCTCAAAAAACACTTGAAGATTTAGGCAACAGCATTTACATTATGTACGGAATTAGAAAATGAAACGTGAACACTTATACACTATCAAATGGACACAACCATATCCTACTGAGCAAATGCGGCCGTACATGCGCCAGCTTAGAGAAGAATATGAAAAGATAATCGAAGCTAAACTCGAACGCAAAGAGTTTGCAGAGGCACAAGAAATTATTAAAAGGATAATGAATGCTACGAGAACATGAAATAAACAAAACTAATCCCTTTATTAGAGGATACTATACTGATACTGGAATTTGTGAAGTAATCATAGAAGAATCTAAACGCAATGCTGATAAGTTTGTTCAAGAATTTAATAGAGATTTTACAGTTACAAGACTAGAAAATTTTGGACCTATGTGTACAAAATTTTGGGTTGGAGAACTTGCCAAGTCTCTCAAACAATACAAAGATGAATTTGAATATGCTTATAAAAATTTAGATTTTTGGACCTTACGCAGAGATATTAAAGTCAATCATTTTGCTCCTAATCAAGGAGCCGATAATTGGCACTGTCAAAATAATGGAGTGATTGAAAATAGCAACAAGCATCTAGTTTATATCACATTTTTAAATGATGTTAATGACGGTGGTGAATTGGAATTCTTCCATCAAAAATTATCCGTTAAACCAGAAGTAGGACTTACATTAATTTGGCCTGCTGATTGGACACATACTGTTCGTACAGTTGTATCTGAAAAAGAAGACAAGTATTCATTAACCGGATCGTTAGTGTTTGATACTACAAAAGCATTTATAGACATGGGAGAACAAAATGCAAATAAGAGTTAAAGAAAATGCAGAAGAGTTTGGCAAGTGTGGTTGCGGCCGTAGTCCAGATGGCAAATGCTGTGGATGGCATGGTCTCACCGAAGATCAATATAAAGAAGCACTTGAAAAGTACATGACCAATCAACAAGATAAAAAAGGCAAACAGGTATGAGCTGGTTTAAAAATAAATTAAGAAATTGGTTGTTGGCTGACGACTCAGTCAAAGCATCCAGACTACGAGGTGCGAATGCTATTACTATAGACGAGGATCACGAACACATGAGCAGTGATCCTACTATGCGTTTCAAAGTTTACAATGCTCGTGGTGGTAAAATTGTAGAGTTTAGCCGATTTGATCGTCAAAAGGATCGTAACTATCACGATCTCTATATTATCGGCAGTGACGAGGATTTTGGTGCCAAAATTGGCAAAATCGCTATGTTAGAAAGCATGAAAGACTAATTTTTGTAAATAACTTAACCGGAGAATTATATGGAATTCATATATGAGTATATTCCTTACGTGTTTGTTGCTATTGCGGCATTTACATTTGGGAAACATTGGGCAACCTGGACGTTTTCACAAAACCTTAGTAGAGATCCAGATCGCATGATTGCTATTCTTAATAAAATTAAAGAAATCAACGCTGAAGTAGAAGATAATGGCATGCCCGAAGATGCTATTCCTTTGGAAATTGAACAAGTTAACGGTTATGTCTACGCTTACAGCAAGACAACTGGCGAGTTCCTGTCCCAAGCACATGATATTGAACAGGCTGTTAGAATAGCCAGTCAACGTTTCCCAGGCAAGACATTTTGGCATCCAAGTCTTAAACAAGATCACCAAACAGCTTGAAATTGTACTACAAGTTTGTTACAATAGTCTTAGCTGTTAAAGACAGTGTCTTTTATAAAGGAAACAAAAATGAAATTTATCTCTAAAGAAACTAAAACTTACAAATTGTTCAACGCATTATACAATGGTGAGAAAGTAACTGCCGCAGAAGCATCAAAGCGTTTTGGCATCAAGAACATTGCCGCTGAAGCTTCACGTATTCGTCAGTCAGGTTATGCTGTTTATAGCAAGAGCCGTGTTGCTGGTAATGGTGTAACTGTTACTGAGTACGAAATGGGCAATGCAAGCCGTGAAATCGTTGCACTTGGTTACAAAGCTAAGGCAATGGGCATTACACTTTAATTATTAAAGTTTGGTAAGATAAAGGCTACTTAGGTAGCCTTTTTTTATGATATGTGTTGACAACACATTAAAGTCAACATATAATATGTACATAGTTTGAGAGCAATCCTGCTAGAAACTATATTTTAAGTAACCTACTAGGTTAGAGAAAACATAAAGGAGTTATCAATGGCTAAAGCCAAACGTCGCGCACTTGCGCACAATTCACTTGGACAGTTCTTGTCCGGATTTAAACACAAGTTTGATGTAGAAGAAGCGTTCATCGATTGTAAAGAGATGAGCAAAAACTATCAGCATGGCTTGATTCCTATGACGGATCTTGCAAAGGCTGTAGATGCTGTAGAAGGTCCTTGGCAAGGACGAGTTAATCAATATAATTCAACAACACTTGCAGGTAAAACATTAACCTTGTTTAACCTTGTGCCACACTTTGAAATGGTTCCAGTAGACAATGTGTTTAGCCACCCTAGCTTTAATAGAGATACTAGCCCAAACCATTGTATTAAATTAGAAATGGATTGGTTAGATCAATTTGCCATGACAGGCTTGGGACTTAAAATGCCAGCCAAGTATGGTGGTGCTGTTTATAATGCAGACACAACACACACTGGAGTAAATCGTATTCGCAAAGGAGACGAACTGTTACCGTTCTGGGTAGCAGATGTTCCAGATCAAGGTAATTTTGACGACACTCACGAATTGGCACTGTTTATTGCTGGGCACTTGTTCCTTGCAATTAATGTACGTAACAAGCGTGGTGTAGATATTTTTGACCAACACTTTATCAAAGTTGCTTGCGGCATTTATCCAGCGCCACAGATACAAGCAGTTGTAGATAACATTCCAGGCATTATGATTCGTCGTGCAGGTAATAAGATTACAGGTGCAATTCATAACTTGAATGAAACTTACATGACTTTTGCACTAGATAACACTGGTGCATATTTAGAGCGTAGTCTTAAATGGCTTGACCGCAACTTTCCACATCAAAGTATTGATGGTTGTTTGTTAACTAGCTTTGCTATCTTAGTTAAAGAAAATCAAGACAATGGCATTGTGTGGACACAACAACAGGAAGATGCACTAGCGGCAGAATTGAATAATCGTTATAATACTGCTAATAAAGCACAGTTACAAATTAAGGATGCTTGCCCGCAATGGAACAATCCCCAGTATGCTAAACTAGACAGCAACTATCTAGTTAGTAATGGACTTAAACATATTTGTTTTGGCCTAGGTATTCCTAGTGTACGAGATCAAGTACGTAGTTGGAAGGTAGGGTTCTAATTATGGCATGGTACTATACATTTAATCCACCAAAAGAAATTGGAGGAGAGTTTAATACCAAGCCAGGTATTACTGATAGCAGTCCTATCGGACGACTGGGCAAATATCAATTGCCGTTTGGCCCTTGCTGGGAAGCTCATTACACTTGGCTGTGTTACCATCCTGATATAGCAGTTATCAAATGGATAGAACAAAGTGTGCTAGGACATTTTAGGAGTCGTGCATATGGCATCGGTGCTGGCATGACCGAGTGGGTAGTGGAAACTACCTGGCAAGAAATTAGAGACTATGTATTGCTAATCTGTAAAGATACAAACATAGAGATTGTAGATTGTGGCCCAGGCCCTTGGAACCCTGTACGTATAGAAAAGGAGTTAAGCAATGACAACTGAAAAAAGCTTCTTCCTTTATTTGCATGATGATTTAAGCGGAGATCCCGAATGGAAAAAATTAGGCAAAGGTATGACTCCATATACTGTTGTTAGAGCTAGACAAAAATTTTGCAGTAAAAGATTTGAGCTAACTCAACTGTGGTTCGGTCATCCTAGTCATATAAATCACCTAGAGGAATTATTTAAAAAACGATTTTATCGTAATAGCGGTGCATTTGTGAATAGCATTTCAGCGCAAACTGAAATGTTTAAAATGTCAGCAGTAGCTATTGTATACAATGTTAACAAAATGATTGTTGACAACAAATTACAAGTTGGATTAGTAAAGCTCGATACTCCTTATTCTGCAAGTAATTCAGGTAACTGCCCATTTAAAATACCTTCAGAGAATAAATCACACGATCATTTAAGTGATCTAGTACATAGTCAGTATGGTAATGCAAAAGAGTTACCTAAAAAATTGTACAATAATTTATTTTCTGAGCTATTTGACATGAGTTAAATAACTGCATGAATATACTGGTAACTGGGCACCTGGGTTTTCTGGGTAAAAATATGTCATCCTTCTTAAGTCAACAAGAAGGGTGGCATATTGATGGATATGATTGGAATCCTAATGAATTTCCTAATGTAGAAAATTATGATTGGGTAGTGCATTTAGGAGCTATCGCAGATATGAGTTGCAGAGATGTAGATTCTGTAATGCGACAAAATTTAGAATTTAGCCAAAGATTGTTTACAGAATGTAATCAACATGGAACACACTTACAATATGCTAGTTCAAGTAGTGTGTATGGCAACACCAAAGATTTTAGCGAGACTGCACCTTGTTATCCGCAAAGTCCATACGCATATTCAAAATATCTATTTGACCGTTGGGTGTTTCAACAAGAGCAACACATAATGGTACAAGGGTTTAGATATTTTAATCTTTACGGCAAATGGATGCACTTACGTGGCAAACGTGCTAATGTGATTTTTAAATGGCGCCAGCAAGCTCGCAAAGAAGGCAAAATATCAGTATGGGAAGGTGCAGAGAATATCAAACGAGATTGGACCTTTGCCGGAGATGTTTGCCAATTACATTTAGATTTTTTAACAACAGTTAAAGGCAGTGGCATTTGGAATGTGGGCAGTGGACTTGCACATAGCTTCTTAGATATTGCAGAATATATAGCAGAACAAGAGAATGTACCTGTAGAGTTCGTTCCTATTCCCTTAGAAGAACAACAGCGTATGCGTACAAAAACCTGTGCGGACCTAACTCATTTGAAAGAAACAATAGGCAAGCGCAAGTGGTTAAATGTTTATGAATGGTTAGATTATGAGGCATGAAGGAATTGTAACAAAGCGCTGGGGCGGAGAATATATCTTTGCTGATACTGATTTATATTGTGGCAAGATAATTTATATGCACCAAGGCGGAGAATTTGGAATGCATTTCCACAAGGAAAAAGATAAAACTTGGGTACTGTTAGAGGGCAGTGTTGAAGTTGTATATATAGATACCACTGACGCTTCGATACATACAGAGTTGTTAAAAGAAGGTGATACTTGGCGCAGTATGCCCTTAGAACCGCATAAATTAGTAGCATTAGAAGATAGTGTGATATTTGAAGTAGGCACTCCTAATAAAGAATCGGATCATTACGTACTGCCTAGTTGATAATTAGATTCTGCGGTTAGGGCTAGATAAATATCTTATATGAAGATTTTATCAATTATCACGGAATCAACTCCTGCTTATGTTACTGCAGGTCCAGGCGAAACTGTCTATTCAATAGCTAGAAAGTATAATGTAGACCCGCTTGCATTGTATAAACTTAATAATTTTAATAAAGATACTAGGCTTGAGATTGGGCAAAAGGTTATTTTACAGTCTAAAACTCCAACTGCTGATCAATCTAAAACTAAATCTAAACCCGTTGATAAACAACCTGCTGTAACTCCGAATATTGCTGGTAAAACACTTCCTCCGGGACAAACACTAGAAGATAATCCTTTAGGTGCTTATGCTGAAAAAGTAGCAAGAAATTTAGGAATGCCAGAGCCACAAGTGCCATATTACATGGCTAATGTTAAAAAAGAAACTGCACACTTTCAGAGTTTGGAAGAATGGGATGACGGCAATCACTTTGCCAAATATGAACCAGGAACACCGGGTGGCAAGCATTTGGGTAACATTTATCCAGGAGATGGAAAGTTATTTAGAGGCCGTGGATTTATACATATTACCGGACGCTATAACTACGAACATTTTGGAAGTATATCCGGACATCCAGATATAGTTAAGAACCCAGATTTAATGTTAAAACCTGATGTGGCAGCGGTAGTATGCTATCACTATTGGAATGAGCGTGTCTGGCCAAAATTAGCAGCCAGTGTAAGCAAAGGTGTTAAAGGTGCAAGCGATGCTGTTACCGCGGCAGTTCAGGGCGGTAATCATCAAAGCGGCAAAGACGAACGTACTATGTACGTTAAAGAATATTTGAAGAAACAATGGGAAATGTTAAAACACGTAAACCCATTTAGAAAAGCCGATGCGGACATAGAAGAGCCAGAACAAGTAGCAGAACGTTTTTGTCCAGATTGTGGTGGCAGTTTAGAAGAAGAAGGTCGAGCAAGTCGTGCTTTATGTACAAGTGGCCGTCCTGATAGTGCATTAGGTGCTAGTCAGTTAGCTAGTTGTAAGAGCCAAGGGCTTCGTGCTAGAGATGGTGAGAAGAGCCACTTAATTACACATGGTGCTAGAAAAGTGCGCATCACAGTAGGTGGCAAAAAAATCAAAGGCAAAAAGTATGGTGGTCCATTGCCTGATTACGGCACACGTAAAAATCAATTAGAAGAAAGTAATGCACCTCAAGTTTATGCAGTAGGTGACAGTCATGCTGAAGGTATATGCTATGCTAAAGGCATTATCAATCGCGCTCATGGCGGCCAACCTAGCACTAGTACTAGCAATTTATCAGGCACATGGCAAGGACATCCTACAGGCATAGAAAATATACCTGATAATTCTTTTGTAATCTTAGCACAAGGATGCAACGATGCTGCCACTAGTCTAAGGATGAATATGGAAAGCAATGCAAAAACTCCATTAGTTCCTCCACAAAAGATTGCAGGACATGTTGTCAATCTAATCAGTGAAATACAAGCTAAGAACTGTAAAGTTATATTTTTGTTATTTCCTAACGGAGATCCAGATATTAAGAAATGGTATGGAGGCCCATATCAAGAAAAAGTAAGAAATGCTCTTAGAGACGCAGTAGGTGTACCTATAATTGATTTAGAAGGAAGTAAACTAGCAGACGGTGTTCATGCTACGCCTTCTGCTTATAAGAGTGCCGGAGAAAAAGCATTATCAATGTTTGGAGCAACATCAAATGACTCTGCTCCATCTAAAACTACTAGCAAGACTGATAATGCTAGCAAGTTGCCTCCAAATCCTAGTACGCAAATGCCATCTGCACCTAGCATTTTTAAGGAATCTTTGGAGATCCCTGTTTCAAGTTACGATGCAGAACCAATTAAAGCAATACAAACTATTTTAATAAATTTATTGTACGATGATGTTAAACTTACAGGGATACTTGATACTCCAACTAAAAATGCATTAAAAGAATTACAAAAACAAGCATACCTTACACCTAATGGATTACCTAACAAAGAAACCATTGAGTTACTTAACGATTATATAAAAAAATATCCTAAACTTGCTCCAAGCAATATAGTATCCACACCGACTAAGCCAACTAAGATAACTCCAGAGCCAACTAAAACAACTCCAGAGCCAACTAAAACAACTCCAGAGCCAACTAAAACAACTCCAGAGCCGGCTCCTACTACAACAACTACTACTGACTCAAAAGTTCCTCCTTGGATTCCTAAGAATTCAAGAGATCCTAGTCCTTGGATCATGAATACTCCGTCAGGATTGACAGATATCGCTACATATCTTTTAGATAAATTACCTAAAATGACCATTCCTCAATTAAAAGGTATAATGGCTAACATGGCCGCAGAATCTAGTTGTGATCCCGGTCAATATGTCGAACACGATACACATGAAGCCAAATATATTACAAATCCTCGAGGCGAAAAGATACTCAACCCTGTATACAAATCCGCAGGTCCTAGTGGCGGCCTTTGCCAATGGCATAATGAAAGATTTTGGAATATGGTTGAATTTTGTGGCGGCATGGCAAATTGGCAGAAAAATTGGCAGAAACAATTAGACTTTTTATCGCAAGAACCTGAAACAAGAGCTTATCTCAAACGTAATTCAGCAACCGCTGAAGAAGCTGTAGAAGATTGGATGAAAATTTATGAAAAACCGCACGACATAAGTCATACGGCAGTGTTAGGTCGTACAGCTTATATTGATCAATTATTTTACAAGCCCCGCAAAAAAGAATAAATTATACTATGAATCTAGTAGGAAATTTATTAATATCACCGCCAGCTGTTAAAAATAGCTTCTGGCAAAAAACAGTAATTATGGTCACAGAAGATCATGCACATGGGACTGTAGGCGTAGTCATTAACAAACGTAGCAATATAAGTGTTGTTGATTTTGCCAGACAAATGGGATTTGTTGTAGATCTTCCCGGGTTTGTTTATATTGGCGGCCCTGTTAACCCAAAGAGTCTTAGTTTTTTGCATACTAATGATTGGAGTTGCAATAACACTTTACGCATCAATGACTCGTTTAGTCTAAGCAGTAGTCACGATATGATTGCAAGAATGGCTGCTGGAGATCTTCCTGAACGATGGCGAATAATATTAGGAGTTGCTGGCTGGGCTCCGGGACAATTAAAAGGCGAGATAGAAGGAATCTCTCCATTCAAACATGAAAACAGTTGGTGTACTACTGCTAGTAATATAGAATTGGTTTTTGGAAACGATCATAATGATCAATGGTGCAATGCTATTGATCAAAGTGCCCAAGAATTTGCCCAAAACATCTTTCTGTAATCATAGTTGACTTAAATACAGTATGAGCGTATAATATATACTTCATAGGTTGGGTCTGTAACACAATCGGAAAGAGGTAAATCAAATGGCAGATACTCTGCTACTTAATGCTGACGGAAATCCTGTTTCATACATGCCGTTGAGCACCCTTATTTGGGAAGACGCTATCAAATACATGGTCTTAGACAAGGCCGATGTATTATTTTGGCACGAAAATTGGATCGTACATTCAGCCACATGGGAAACTGCTGTGCCTAGCGTTATGATCCTACGTGAATACATGAAACCAAAAGTTACTGTTCGTTTTAGTCGCAGTAATGTATACCTACGAGATAATGGACAATGCCAATACTGTAGCAATTATATTAGTCGTAGCGAATCAACTTTGGATCACGTGATGCCTGTTTCAAAAGGCGGAAAAAGCGTATGGGAAAATTGTGTTACAGCCTGTGCTCCTTGCAACTCAAACAAGAGTGACAAGACCAAAGGATGGAAGCCAAAGATCAAACCTTACAAGCCAGACTTCTACGAATTAGTAAATAAGCGTAAGAAGCAAGACTTCAACGTAAGGTATCAAGAATGGCTACAATTTCTAAAGTAAAAAAAGCAATGTGGATGACTCTAGGCTTTATATGCCTAGGGTTAGCCTACATAGGACTAGTAACTCCCGGTATTCCTTTTAGCACTCCAACAGTAGGCGCCGCTTACTGTTTTAGCAAAGGATCTGAACGTATGCACAATTGGATCATGAATCATAAGATTTTTGGTCCATTTCTTCGCGGCTGGGCAGAGAAACGTGTGTTTCCAGTTAAGGCCCGTTGGTTTATGGTCCTAATGATGGATTCAAGTTTAATTATCATGTGGTTTACTACTCATAATTGGAAAGCAGTACTAGGCACAGGCTTATTAATGTTTTTTGTTTGTGTGTGGGCATTACGTTATCCTAAAAGTGAAGAAGATCATGATAATCGCATAGCTGAAGGTAAAAAAGTAGGCTGGTTGCGTTAAAAGAGTAAATAGTAGTACTTTATAACAGGAGTACTACTCATGAAGAAATATCTTTTAGGCTTGGTTCTAGCCTTAGTTAGTGTTAGCAGTTTCGCATGGACACAACGAGCACCATTTCCACCAGCACAGTGCCAAGCACATGCTCCTTACGGCTTTCCACAGACACAACGTCAACTACAACCATTATGCCAACAAGCATATCTAGTTGGATACGATGCAGCCGCTAAGTTACCTAACTATGTTATGTACGAACTATTGCCACAAAACGCCTTAGGTTGTGTAGCACGTACCAACGCATTTGCCGCTAATCAATTTGTACCTAACGGCGCCGTTCCACAAGACTATGCCGCAACAGGCTACGACAAAGGACACATGGCTCCAGACGGCGATCTAAGCTGGGATCCACAAGTCGAATACGAATCATTCCTAATGACTAACATGAGCCCACAAGCTGGTTCGTTGAATCGCGGTATTTGGAAGTTGTTAGAAACAAGTGTACGTGGTTGGGCAGTACAACGCAATCAATCATACACAGTTATTGCTGGCGGGTTATATGGCCCTGGTGATAAGACAATTGGTAAAGGTGTAGTTGTTCCACATGGTTTCTACAAAATTGTTATCAATAATCAAACTAAAGAAATTGCAGGTTGGGGATTCCCACACGTAGCACCATATCCAAACTTGGGTAATGACCTAACTAAATTCCGTGTTCCAGTTGCTACTATTGAAGCTGATTCAGGTATCAAATTTGCTTTCCCACAAGGTGCAGTTGAACTACAACCAGGTAAAGAATGGCCTGTAGACTTTGGTGCTTTAACCAACGCTAAACGTGCTAAGTGCGGTGCTAATGCATCCACTGATTGATCCAAACGATAATACTGATAAATATCCAGTATATCCAGAAGATGATGGATCAGACCGTCCGAGAAATCCTTATAGCCCTGTGTAAAGACATTTACCAGGGTCTAGCAAGATTAGGATGCGGACTAGCAGGAATTTATTATGAAGATCGGTGAATTATTAAACGAAGACTGGAATAAAGTTAATCATCACGATAAGACTAACGGACTTAGTCAAAAAGCCGTTAATGCTTATCGTCATGAGCATCCAGGCAGTCATTTACAAACTGCTGTTACTACCAAACCAAGCAAGCTAAAGAAAGGCTCCAAGGCAGCCAAACGTCGTAAGAGTTTTTGTGCCCGCATGAGTGGTAACAAAGGTCCTATGAAAAAGCCTAATGGCAAGCCTACACCTAAGGCATTGGCTCTACGTCGTTGGAACTGTGAAAGTCTTGACGAGTTATACATTACAGCCAATCAACGCATCTATGAAGCTGAAGGCGATGAACAAGGACTGAAACATCTTACTCCACATTTGGCTAGAGATATATTAGATCAAATTGAAAAAGAAGGCGTACACGCTATTGTGAAAAGTATTGAATGGGGCGATGGTGGAGCCAAAGAATTAATTGCCATGATCAAGCGAGATTTAAAAAGACTTGCAGGTAGGACCGACGAACGCATGATGCCAGCCAGTACATTTACAGGCAGTAAAAAGAACAAGATTAATGGTAAAGGCATGTTACCTGGAAAAGGCGGCCCAGCTAAAGCAGGCGATTTGGTAGGTGGCGGATAATGCGAGCCAGAGAGTTTACAGAAAATGCCGCGGCCATTCAGGCTGCGATAGCTATTTCTAAAAAGAAATCTGGCAAGTATAACAAAGATGGCAAGAGGATAAAAGAAAATCTAGCCAATATGAAAAAGCCTGGCATGGGTGAATATCCTGCGCTTACTCCTCCTATGGAAGAAGAACACGGTGAAGATGTTGCCTTCATGGGCAAACTAGAATCTAATGGAAAAATAGTTAGAATACTTCGCAAAGCACATGATGTGCAATTTAGTGATAAGAAGGGATGGTTACTAATCGATACTGACCCTGCCAAAGGTGCCAGAGGATTAGGAGCTAAGTGGATTCCAGCCGATACTAGATTTACTTGGGTCAAACCATTCCACGGAGAGATGGGCGAGGATATGGGCAACCCCCGTGATCCAAAAAATCCTGGTGCAGAAATATCTACACAAACAGGACTCAAAGGTATTAATCAAGCAGGTGATAAGTTTGTAGGTTTAGGTGATCCCCGACATGGATTTGCTATAGGTATTGGCAAACCTATTGGAGCAGATGATGTTAAACCTACATTAAGATATTCTGCTCCAATAAGCGGTGGCGACAACACAGTGTCTACGTATATTGCTCCTCACAGAGCTGGCATAAATTTTAACATACCATTTGAAAACTTTGCTGACGGACGTCATCCCGAAGACAAAGGAGATAGCAAACGTTATCATGTGCCAACTAAAGGTAGTGTAACGAGTTTACGTAAGTTTGCTAAAGGGCATCATGGTCGTGCGGCACAGTTAGCACATTGGATGGCTAACATGAAATCAGGACACAAAAAATGAAAAAACTATTATTGATTCTATTAGTATCACTGGCAGGCTGTACAACAATTAAAGATCAGATTCCTAGTTTTTGGGATCCTAATCAAAGTAAGATAGTTACAGACATGCAACAGTCTGCTAGACATATTGACTGCACAGGAGATGTTAAGCCGCAGTTACATGATTTGTTTATGAAAGTAGAATGGTATGACTTATATGCCAATACCAAAGGTACCAGAGACATGGCTAAGTTGGATCAAGTCATGATGGATACCATTAAGGAGTTCCAAGACAGAACAGCGCAAGGCCCAGTTAGTCCTATCTACTGTGATATGAAGAAAAAGGTCTTGATACAACAAGCTGACATTATCGCAACAACCGTACAAGGGAGATTCTAATGAGCGATCAATTAATTCAAGTAGCACAAAGTGGCGACCAATGGGCCGCAGAACGTGCGCAATATGCACTACAAGTTAATCAAGCGGTACAATCAGGACAAATGAGTCCTAGTGAAGCCAAAGAAGTATTACAAGATATGATTAACACTCAGCAGTTACAAGAGCAAGCTAATGCTGATCATGTCAAGGCTGCATTGTTCTTTGGTATTATGGAACTTATTAGTATGTACGCTTAAAGACATCAGTTAAAGCATTAACTAGGTCTTCAATCATACCATCATCGTGAAACGGAGTAGGTGCAAAACGCAACCGCTCCGTTCCCACATCAACTGTAGGATAGTTAATTGGTTGCACATAAATGTTGTAGTCATTTAACAATGCATCGCTCATAGCTTTACACTTTTTAGCATCTCCTACTAGCACAGGAACAATGTGACTAGTACTACACTCCATTACAGGTATCCCTGCTACCTTCAATCTATGTTTAAGTTTGCGAGCACGTTCCTGATGCTTGTCTCTAATGCAGTTATGATCTTTCAAATATTTGATTGCGGCTAGTGCTCCAGCACAACTAACAGGACTCATACTAGTTGTAAAGATAAAACCAGCGGCAACACTACGAATAGCGTCTGCCACAATGCTATCGCAAGCAATGTAGCCTCCTTGTACTCCAAAGGCTTTTCCCAAGGTTCCATTGACTATGTCTATCTTGTCTTCAAGCCCGAGTTCTTCAATTTTGCCGCCGCCAGTTTTACCATACAACCCTACTGCATGAACTTCATCAATATAGGTAATGGCTTTGTATTTTTCAGCCAGCTTACATATTTCTGCCATCGGGCTAATATCTCCATCCATACTGTAGACGCTTTCAAATACTATACATGGAGTTTTACCTTGTGCAAAACTAATCTTTAACTTTTGTTCTAGATCTTCTAAATCGTTATGTTTGAATATGACTTTGTCTGCACGACTATGTTGTATTCCTACAATAATACTATTGTGATTGTTAGCATCCGATATAAACTCTATATTTGGAATAATCTTAGCTAGAGCAATTAGTGTCCATTCGTTAGCTACATAAGCTGAACTAAACAATACAGCTCTTTCCTTTTTGTGTAGCGTGGCAATTTCATGCTCTAGTGCTTTGTGATAATGACTGCTTCCGCCAATGTTACGTGTACCACCTGAACCTGATCCTGTATGATCCAATGCGGTATGCATGGCATCTAATACAACTTTATGCTGGCCCATGCCCAAGTAGTCATTGCTACACCAATTAACTATGTTTTTAATGTTATAAGGCCCATACCAAATAGCAGTAGGGAATTTACCCGCTTCGCGCACAATATCATTAAACACACGATATTTGCCGTTTTCTTTTAGTTCTTGTATAAGTCGTTCGAATGGTTCTTTGTTAATCATAGTCAGCTATTTAACGATAAATAACACTAAGAAACCTTCAAAAAGGATAAGATATGTTAACAGTTAGAAAAGGTGCTTATAACCCAGGCACAACACAAAGTTTTACAACAACTACATCATGCGCAGTATCTTCAACTGTTAGCTCAACATGTAGTATTATTCGCGTAGCGGTGAACCAAGATACTTGGGTGCTAGTAGGCACAGGGTTAACAACTAGTAGCTTTACAGTTACCAGTAACATTGCCAACAACAATGCATTTTTAATTCCAGCGGGCGGTGTGGAGTTCTTTGTAGCAACTCCCGGCCAAACAATGGTAGCATTTGCGGCCAACAGTTCAACTGGCCCAATTACAATTACTGAGCTAGCCTAACATGCCAGGATTTGGTTGGCGCACACTAGGTGCTTTGCACGAAAAAGCCGTAACTACTCCGGCCAAAATCACTGCCTCTGCGAACAAATATACAGCTGGTATTTATAGAACAGCCTACAGTGGATGGCCTAGCCAAAATACTGCCAGTCCTACATTCTTTGCAACAGGAACAGTTACTGGACACTCTGTAGTAAACAACTTTGATGTGTCGTTAACTGCCGCACAAGTTAATATAGCTTATCAATGGTTAGGATACATTAAGCCAAACTATTCAGGTAACTGGTCTATCTACGCAAGCCCTGATGATACTGTTACTGTTTGGATTGGATCAAATGCCGTAAGTGGATTTACAACTGGCAACGCTGTTCTAAACTTATCAGATACTGCCGGAACTAGCGGCAATATTAACTTGAACGCAGGAACATACTATCCAATTCGTGTTCAGTATGCTAACAATCAAGGCACAGGTAGCCTGTCAATACTTTACACTAACAGTCATGCAACTAACTCAGATACATGGACTAACTTATTATATTATAACCCAGCGACTAACGGCTTCTAATAAATACTACCATGAGAGCAAAAGAATTCACTATTAATATTCCTATCAACATTAAGATTAATGGTGATGGCGAGCCTGAAGTTTCAGCAGGTCAAGACCACGAAGAACCTGAACTTCAAAGTAACCCTATAATGGTTCCTCCGCTACAACAGCATTTAGAACTAGCTAAAGCCGCACAAGGTAAAGAAAGCCCAGTTATTGATAAACTTACATCTGACGACACTATAGGCTCTGAAGATGACGATTTGCTAGATAAAATCAAACAACTCATACGCCGATAAATACTCTATCTAGGGTATTCTAATGGCATTCGTACAAAAATTATTCACAAGTTATCACGGTTATGACGACGGCGATTCACGTATCGGCGAAATTAACCGTATTTGGTACGACTCTGGTTCAAATACATTTAGAATTAGTGATGGCATAACACCTGGCGGCATAGCAGTTAGTAGTGGCGGGTCAAGTACACCATCAAACGAACTTATCAGTCCAGATGGTACACAAACAGCTACGCTAGATAATACTGGTGCATTAACAATCTCAGGCCCGTTAATCTTTGCCACAGATAGTACTAGACAAATTACTGCTTACACAGGACAAAGTGGCGGAAGCGATACAATCGTAACTATTACAGTAAGTATGCAATTGAACACCAGTTGGCAAGATACTGGAATAACTGGCCCAAATCTTAGCACTGGAACTTGGCTAGTACAATTATATGCTAATGATATATCAGCAGGCGGGCAAAACATTACAGAATATTACAGTGGAATTATGAGTTGGTTTAGTGGTGTAACTGATTCTAATCAAGAATTACCTACAGACGAAATACAGCTACACCGTACAGGCGCTAGCCAAGATGGTGGTCTTTATCTACGCACTTTAAGAAGCGCACATTATACCTATCTAAGCCTACAAATGTTCAGTAACAACGCAACACGCGGCACAGCAAATTATGTGTTTACATTTCGTAAAATGCTCTGATAAATATAGCAACGGGAGTGAATAATGGCATTTAAGATAAAAGACGGGATTGCAATAGGTACTACAAACGTATTTGATAGTAGCGCAAACCTATTGGTAAACGCACCAACAGCAACAAAATTAGCCACAGCAACTACTATCAACGGAGTTAGTTTTGATGGTAGCAGTTCAACTTACACTCTAACAGCGGCAGCTGGTACATTAACAGGTACTACACTAAATTCATCTGTAGTTACCAGTAGTTTAACCAGTGTAGGAACAATTACTAGCGGTACTTGGAATGGTAGCGTAATCACTTCCACTTATTTGCCAACAGGATCAAGTAGTCAGAAAGGTGTGCTACAAGTTGATGGTACAACTATTGTAGCCACAAGTGGTGTTATCAGTTACACACTTCCAACAGCCAGCACAAGCACACTAGGTGGCGTTAAAGTTGACGGCTCTAGTATCAGTGTATCAGCAGGAGTAATACAGGCTAACTCAAGTGGCTTAATTGGAACAACACTAAGTTCTAGCATCGTTACCAGTAGTTTAACCACTGTTGGAACATTGACTAGTTTATCAACCAGCGGTGCTGTAACAGTTGGTACAACACTAACAGTAAGTTCAAATGCTCACGTCGAAGGTAACTTAACAGTTGATGGAAGTATTAATTATACTGGTACAGTAACACAGAACAATATTACAACCAACAGTGGTACATTCAACGGTGACAGCCATGGCTTTGGTGCTATCTATGCTGGTTCCACTGGTGGAGCAACCCTAGCCGATACTGTAATTACAACTGTAGCTAGTATTAATGGTTATGCACAGAATAACATAACTAACAACAATGTTGGTGCGCAAGTATCAAGCGATTTAACAGCAACAAGTCCAAATGGTGGAGATACATTTGGATTTATCGACATGGGTATTACCAGCTCTGCTTGGAATGGTACACAAAGCACCAGTCTAGCCTATGCACTAGGACCAAATGATGGTTACTTGTATGTACAAGGAACAGATGGTACTAACGCTTTAACTGGCGGTAATTTAGTTATTGGTACTGGTACACCTAGCCAGATTGTTAAATTCAATGTAGGCGGACTAGCAACTACCAGCAGTAATCCAAATCAATATCTAGCCGCAATCATTCAAGCACCTAGCACAACAAGTTCAAGTGTTTCAACTGGTACTTTAGTTGTTTATGGCGGTGCAGGTATTAGCGGTGCGGTATATGGCGGTAGTTTTAATACAGCAGGAAACATAGCAGTCAATGGTGGTAGTTTAACAACTACAGCTACAACAGCAAATATTGTTAATGCCAATGCTACTACAGTTAACATTGGTGGTGCGGCTACTACAGTTAACATTGGCGCTAGTTCAGGAACAACTACAGTCAATAACAATTTTGTTATTACTGGTACACTAACAGTTAATGGTACTACAGAAACACTTAACAGTACAACAGTTGCTATTGAAGATATTAATCTTGAACTAGGTAAAGTTGCCAGCCCAACTGATACTACAGCCAACCAAGGCGGTATCATATTGCATGGTACTACAGACAAAACATTTGAATGGCTATCAAGTAACTCAGCTTGGACCAGTAGCGAACATATTAGTCTAGCTTCAGGCAAAGTATATGAAATTAATAGTGTAAGTGTGTTATCAGCAACTACGCTAGGATCCAGTGTTGTTAACAGTAGCTTAACTAGTGTAGGTACGATTGGTACTGGTGTTTGGAATGGAACAGCAGTTACAGTTCCATATGGTGGTACTGGTGCTACATCATTTACCAGCGGTAGTTTATTAAAAGGTAATGGCACAAGTGCTATCAGTGTAGCAACAGCCAGTGACATTGTAAGTGCTATTGGTTCTACAGCAGTATCAAATGCTACATCGGCAACTAACGCAACTAATATAGCAACTACTGGTAGTGTAAGTACTAATAGCACATTCTACATTGGATTTGTAGCCAGCAATACCAGCGGTAATCAAGCACTTTCAACAACTAGCACATTTAGTTTTAATCCAAGTACAGGTGCATTTAGTGCTCCTACAGTATCGGGTAATATTAGTACTCAGAGTATTAATACTAAAACTAGTGGTGGTACTAATATTACTAATCGAAGTGTTACCCAATCAACACTATCAACTACAACAGCAACAGCCGTTGATACTTGGGCAATTGCCACTTACCGTTCAGCCAAATATTTGGTACAAGTTACACAAGGTACTAACTACAGCGTACACGAAATTATGATTATACAAGACGGTACAACAACATACAAGACTGAGTATAGTGTGTTAGAAACCAATGGTAGTCTTGTTACATTTACTTCAAACATATCTGGTGGAAACGCACAGTTACTCGCTACTATGGGTTCATCATCGTCTGCTACTATAAATATCAGTCGCGAACTTATTGTAGTGTAATATGACTTTCCAAATAAAAGATTCTTTAACTGTAAACGAAACCCTTGCTATTAATACTAGTGGCCAAGTAGTTACAGCTCTAGCAGTCAGTTCAACTAGTGCTAGTTCCATAGCTAATACAAGTAGCGCAGGCGGAACAACATTTAGTATTACCGGTACACCGTACATTCCTGCTGGCAATCAAACTTGGGCATTCAAGACAGCAACAGGTTTAGGATCAGCGGCTAGTTGGATGAGTTGGCCGGATGGTAGTATACAATTAACAGCGTATCAAGGCACAGCAACTACAAGTAACGTAGGCGGCGTACAACCAGACGGAACTACAATTACAATTAGTAGTGGCGGCGTTATTAGTGTACCAACAGCAACTACTAGCGCACTTGGTTTAGTTAAACCAGACGGCACAAGTATTACAATCAGCAGTGGAGTTATTACAGCTAATGCTGGATCATTAGCAGGTACTACATTAAACTCAACTGTGGTTTCAAGTAGTTTAACCAGTTTAGGTACACTAACAAGTTTAGCAATTACTAACAGTTCAGCAACGCCAGTGACTGTAACTTATACTCCTGCTACAAGAACAGGTGTTGCAATACTAGCCACAGGTAAAGATAGCGTAGGCGGTACTGGATACTTTGACTTCTTCAAAATAACCAACACTACCAGCGGTGTTACTAACGGTAGTAAGACTATGCGTTTGAACAGTACTGGCACATTGGAAATATTGAATAGTGCTTACAATGCTACTATACTTTCTATTACTGATACTGGATTTGTTGCTATCAATACCGCAACAGGTGTTAGCAATGGTATACCGACTAACAATGGTATAGCAATGAACAGCAACAGTTACATCTATGACGATGGTAACTATCACCTTACTAGTAAAACTGGTAGCGTTTGGATTAATGCTAATGACGGTTCCGCAGTAAACATCAATACACAGATGCCAAGTGGTATTACTGGCGGTGGCTTAAACGTACAGGGTGCTGTAAAGAGTTATGGCGCAGGCGGTGCGGCCACAGCATTTATATCATCAGGTTCCAATCTTGTCAGCGGCGTAGCACTACAGTTGGATTCTGGCACAGCAGGTACAGCGGCCAATATGGCTGTACGTGATACAAGTACAGTGGCCAGCACTATGTACTTTGACGTTAGCACTGGCAGTACTCCTAACGGAACATTCAAATTTAGATCCAGCAGTAGTTTTAATGAGTTATTGGTTTTAAATAATACCAACGTAACAGTCAACAAACAAATGTTGATTGGTGGGGGTAGCCAAACTGCCTATGTTAGTATTAACTCGTCAAACTCTTACAATATCAGCGGCTCTTACGGATACTTGAGCGGCGGTGGCGCAGGTAGTATTGGCAGTGGCGGATCAACAGGTACTGTTGGCTTTTCGTTATATTGTAGTGGACGTATTCAAAGTAACGAAATTGACGTTCCTTCAGACGAACGATTAAAAAACATACAGGGAACTATTCCTTTAGATAAAGCCTTGCAGTTTGTTCGAGCCGTAGATGGTATCTTGTATACTTGGAAGCCAGGATTTGGCGACGAAGGATTAAAATCAGGTTTTAGTGCTCAAGGTGTATACAAAGCTGGGTTTGATCATATGGTTGTTCCTGTGCCAAATGATCGTGTAGAAGGATCAACTGATGCTGATGGGTTCACAAGCCCAGATAAGGCACAATTGACCCTAAATTATATGGAAGCTATTCCATATCATCACGAAGTTATCAAACACCTGCTGGACAAAGTAGAAAAACTAGAAGCTATAGTAGCTAGCCTAACTGCTGATAAATAACTGTATGAAAGTAACAGAAATACTCACGGAAGGCCTACAAAAGAAAGATACTTACAAGATCCTACACGACTTTGTAAAGTTTGCCGCCGAACATCTTGAATTAGATAGTTTGCCCAAATTTGATTTTGTGTTTGATAACAAAGGCAGTGTAGAACGCAAGAGCTTTGGCGGCTATATGCCTGGTGCAGAACATATTACTATCACAGTTAAAAATCGCCACATCATGGATGTGTGCCGTACACTAGCACACGAATTGGTACATTTCAAACAAGACTTGAACGATGAGTTAGATGACGAAGATGCTGGCGCCACAGGTAGCCCACAGGAAAATGAAGCCAATGCAGAAGCCGCAGTTATCATGCGCAACTGGGGCAAAAAGCATCCTGATTATTTTGATAAAGAAGCCATTGAATAAGCCTTCATGGCTTTCATACGTGCAAGCATCAAACGTATCTTAACATAGTCTGAGAGTTCTTCTTCCTTCTCAGTAACTATTTCAATCTTGTTACGATTACGGCCAAAAACTATATCGTCATCCACTATGACTTCTTCAGGTGTTAGTGGTAGTGTTACTAAGGTGCTCTTCAATCTAATTTTTGGTTTTGCGCCATGCAGTTGAACGCTTTTGGTCGCATGACGAATCTGGGCAACGGCAGGAATAAGTGTATTCGCGCTCGTATTTTCCAGGTTTATCATCAAAGCTATAACTACTGCTAAAGCAATCCGTTTCATTCCTAGTCCTCATTAACATATAAGCCTCCTTAGGCATATACATATACAACGCCTAAGGAACTAGTTTAGTTGACATCTTCTTCGTCATCATCCTCTGGATATTCTTCCAAATCATATTCGTTCTGCAACTCTGTCCAAAGCTTCTTGTCGTCATAGGCCTTGTACTGAGGTTCATTTGGCATTAGCACACGGAACATGCCAGGGAACTCAATTTGTAAGAATGGTAACTGACGTTTGTTCAGTAAGTCACAAACAGTATAAGCAGTACTACAAGCACCGTGTACACGTTTGAATGGACTGTGTTTGATACCACGTTCAGCTAATACCTTTTCAAATTGATAGCCAGTAAACATAATGCGAGTTATGCCCAGCTTTTGATTACGAAGTCGTACTTTATCAAACAATGATAATGTGCTGATAGTTGCGTTATTATCTGGATCTATGGTTAGTAGGCATTCTTTGAACTTGATGCTGCCTTTGGTGCGCTCGTTGTCTGGAGTTTCTTTAGTTGTCCAGTTAAGCTGACTTGTTACGTGGTTAACGTAAAAGGATTCTCCATGTGTTTTAATGACCCACATTGGAATGGTCTCGTCTTCTAAATGTTTCTTGTTAAAGTGGAAGACTAGGTCTTTACAAGCATATTCGATCTATTGTGTCATTTTTAATTTCTCCAAGTTAGTTGGGCTACCCAATGCTGGGCTCTTTGAATGCGCCATACCGCCCATTGAGGCACTTTGCAAATTTTATTACCGCTTGGTGTATACAGCGTACCGTCGCTGGCCACACCCATTAATCCGATAAACATAGTAATTTCCTTAAATGGTGCGCCTAACAGGAATCGAACCTGCTGTCTCGGGCTTTAGAGACCCTTGCTATACCATTTAGCCTTAGGCGCATGTGTATATTATATAGCTAAAACAAAAGGCCCGTCAAGGCCTTTTGAGTAGTGTCACGCACTTCTGCGAAATAGCTATGCTAGATTACTTCTTTGTGCCCGTATTTACGAACCCATAGAACTTTTCAGCGGCTTCCATGATCTTTTCCAAACCTGGAAACTCTGGCATGGCTACTGTGCTGACAACTTGTCCAGTTTTCTCATCACGAGCAACTGACATTTCCCAGCCTTTGAACTTCATATGATATTCGTCCATAACAGCGTCTTTGGCCATGGCTAACACGTCTGTACGGATTTCATATCCGTTCTTGCTAAACTTAACTTCTGGCATTTTTGGTGTTTCGATTGTCATGATTAAGCTGCCTTTTTAGAGTAGATGATTTCGTTGAAATTCTTAACAGCAGTTTCAGCTAGCTCTACGCTGTTCTTATAAGTGGTCTTGGCAAAAGAGGCCTGTGAGTCAAGCAACTTGACTAGATTCTTTTGTGTGGTTTTATCTGTAACGTAGGTCTCTACGAAAGATGTTTGAGCACCTTTAACGGCGTCGATGATTGATTCAATATTAAACATATTTTTCTCCTGTGTGTTTATGTTTGTGTGTAACAGCACTATTGCTGTCTAGTATTTATTATACAGTATACAAAACTGTTAGTAAAGCTGAATGAACTATTTTTTAAACTTCTTTACTCTTTCCTTGATGATCTTAACTACGGGTTCTGCTAGTACAACTTCATAGTGATTGTAGTCTACTTCTAACAGTTCCATGTCCGCATGATGCTTTTGGCTAGCCACTGTTACAACTCCATCATTGTGTGCCAGCATGAACGCACTTTGCCCTTTGACTGTGACTATGTTGGTCCATGGATGTTGGATTTTAATCTTATCTGCTTGTTTGAAAGCCCACGAGTTGGGGCCAATATCACGCATCAATCTGCTGAAAGGCAAAAAGTATTTGGCATAGTCTGCTACTTCAGCACCACCATAAGGTGTGCTCAATGTAACAGCACCTACGACTTGGTCAGGCATGGCATTGGCCACATGTAGTGCGTAAATACCGCCCAAGCTGTGTGCTATAAATGCCATGTCTTCAACATCTTTCAATTGGGCTATGATTTCTGCTAGATTATTTTCAAACCCATTACGGCTGTCATAGTTGATGTCTATGCCCTTGCCCAGTTTACTTCTAAGAAAGTTGAAACTTTCACTTGTGGCACTGGCACCATGAATGTAAACTAGTGTCATTGATTATTCCCAAGCACTTGGCGGTGGTATTTCACAAGGCCCGTCTGCCGGCTCCGTTCCGTAGTCCGCCGGTGTAATGATTTCCAAATACTCCATGTCAGGGCTATAGTCGTACAAATAGTGTACAATGCCTGGACGTTGCTGTACGCAATCGCCTGCTTCAACTAAGTGGATTTTGTCCTCATACATAAACTTAGCCCAACCTTTTAACATATAAACGATTTGGAACTCAGCTACGTGAATGTGCCAGCCTGTACCGCCCGAATTTTCCGGAGGTAAGTTAGCTTTGGTAATGTGTGCTAGGACACGCCCGTTAGTAGCATCTGCTACTCCTAGATCTTTATACAAGAAAAAATCTCTCAAGCCGCCTCCTTTGAATTCGGCTTCAGAACCTTTGACGTGTGAAAATTTTGTAGTCATCTATAAGACCTCCTGTGTGTATGTATTTAGTGCGCCTGGCGGCGCACAATTATGCCTTAGTGGGCTGTTTAGTTGGGTTGTTTACCCAATCGACATCTTCGTCGGTCATTGGTTGCCATGTATTCATTGCGCTATTAACAAATAGGTAACAATAGCAACAATGGCTACTACAGCAATTTGCTGTCCGTATTTGGCTTCAAATTGTTCAAGCGTTCTAATCATATCCAATGCTGTCCTTTGAGCACAGCTTCAGCACGAGCAGACTGAACTGCTTTGATGATTTCGTAAAAATCAACAAAAAATTGTTGGATAGTTTTCATAGTCCACGGCCCCATACAAATTTCTGTGTGTATTCACGCTGTAAACGATCTACGTCTGCGGCGTTTTGTGGTTTGTGACTGACGATATAAGCTTCTAAGCCGCTCATTTGGCTTTGTTTAAAGAACTTTTTGAGTCCTTGAATGATTTTTGACATTTTGTGTCTCCTTTAAGTGTGTGTAAATGAAACTCAGTGTTTCTACTGAGTATTTAGCATATTAGTGTTTCTACTGATATAAATCAAGACGATTGATTATATTACAAATGTTCTGTATAATACCATAAATATACTAGAGATATCAAAAAAAAAATGCGT